ATCATTATCAATCGCTAACTTCACAGGATTGTCTGTAAGAGTGTCGGCAGCTGTTTGTTTTTTATATTCGGCTGTGGAAACGCTCATATCTTCATTGAATTGAATGTCGTTGAATCTAACTCCAGCATCAGTAAGTTGTTTAACAGTTTCTCGTTCATCCGAAGCTGGACGACCTGTCACGATGTAAATGTAATAATCGGGATATAACAGATTTACATAGTCGATATTTTTTTGAATACCACGACTCCCAGAGAGCAGAGTTCCATCAATATCGACGATGATGACTTCATTGGCTTGAGAGTTACGTTCGCCACCAGGTGGCATATCTTCTGCAATCGATATCGCCACCATGTGATCAACTGCGTCCTGTTTGTTTTCATGACAACCAAGAACTTCGCCATCTTCTTTGATCGTCGCCCAACCAGAACAGTCTGGTGATTTATCTGTAATGAAATAAGGCATTAGACCATCAACAATATCTCAGCATCGTCGTCCAAAATGCTGAAAGTTATTGAGCCAGTCGCCTGTGAATTCAAAGAACCTAGAACCGTCGAGCAGATCGCATATCTGACTTTCGTTGCAACTGGAACTGGCTCATAATTTGGCTCTAATGGTTCAACCTTTTTTCTGCGCACAGGTGGATAGTTTCTGCGTCCACCATTCGGTGATGGTGGTGCGCCACCTGGTGTTACTACCGCGGTCGCATTCGCATTCAAACCACCAAGCGAAGCAGACAAAACCGCAAACTCTTTCACAGTCGCAGACGCACTCGCACTCAAACCACCAAGCGGAGCAGATAAGACTGCAAACTCTGTGACAATCGCAGACGCATTGGCATTCAAACCGCCAAGCGAAGCAGATAAGACTGCGAATTCGGTGACAGTCGCAGACGCAGATGCACTCAAACCACCAAGGCTCGAAGCAGCAGTCGCAGTAGTTAAGAACGGTGAACCGTTTAAAACATCTGAACCATCAAGTTGTGAAGTGTCAAGAATGAACGATCGACCAGATGGACCATCCAAACCGTAAGCAGCATCGTCTAACTGCGAAAGATTTAATTCAAATCTTTTGACCGCCATGGCGGAACTAACTTGCGACTGTTAAAGACGCACTTAGATTACCTGCGGTGATCGTGTAAGTATCTCCAGCGGTATACGCACCAGCAACGATACTTCCAGAAAACAAGAAGTTACCTGCCGTCAAATTATCCCAAACGGTGAAATGTGTTGCGTCTTGAGAACCAGCGATGTTTGTCCACGAAATATCTGCGTCAGAAGTAATTACACCGGCAGAAGCAACACCGAAAGAAATTGCTTTGCGAGTAGTTTCAGTAGCAGGGAAAGCAGTACCAAGCGGACCAGGGTCATTCGTGTGAAGTTTCACATAAGGCACAGCAACACCATAAGAAGTGTTATTGCCTACAGCGTCAAGAATTGCGTTGCAAAGATAAGCGGACAAACCGTGAGCCACTAGTCTTCAGTCCTTTCAGTGATAGTCAAAATACGACCATTCTCATCACGTTCAACAGTTCGAATCGTCGGACGATTCTCAGGAACACTCACACGCACCACAGTCTCAGGCACATTGATGATCGGCGCAGCGACGCTCACCTGAGCTGGTGGCACGTTCACCAAAATCTCTGGCATATTCACATTCACATCACGCTGATTCACATCGTAAGAAGCGGCAGGATCGGTCACAGGTTGCAACATTGTTGGCGCAACACCAGTGTGCTTAATCGGATCAATCATCAAAGCCTTCAACACAGCAGCAGGTTCGAAACCAGAGTTGATGAGACGTTGAGCCATAGAAGTTTTGCGATCCAACTCAGTCAAGTTTGATGCAGCCAAATCCACGTTGGCAAGAGGGACACGGTAAGTATCGCCACCATCAGCTGGTCGAAGATCTTCAAACCTGCGCACATCGTTAATCGACATCCAACCAGCCTGCAACGCCGAAGAATATCCTGCAACTCTTGAACCAAAATCGCCACGCATCAGGCCGTCAAGATTGAACTTCAAGAATGCGCGACTGTCCAACAGTTTTGCATAACCATCTTCAATCTTCGTCACATACGGACGCAACGTGTGCATCACAAAATGGATGCCGTTCATTTCAACAGACGCATACGCTTGCGCACCAGGTTGCAACACACCAGCCATCGAAGGCGGCACACGGAACGCACGAAGAATCTCTTCAACAGCGAACTGTCGGGATTGCAAGAACTGTGAATCATCAGGTGCGACCGATGTTTGCGTATATTTTGCGCCACCAAACAAAATGCCAGGACGATGCGACTGACGCAAACCTTTATGACCTTCTTCAAAACCGTCAACCAAAGACTTCGCCTGCTCACGAGTCAGATTGTTTGGATACTCGATAATCCCAGAAGTGTGCGAACCCTGACCGAAGAACCTCGCAGCGAACTCTTCCAACGCCTTCGACAAACCAAGATTCTCTTTAACCAAATCAATCCGAGACTTGCCACGAAGTTCGCCAGGCAATCGCAACTCAGACAAATGGATCATGTCAGTATGGTCAATGATTTCTTTCGAATCATAAACATAAATCAGACGACGCGCATTATCACGTTTGATTTCAACTTTTAACGGATTCAAAACAGTCAAACCAGCAACACCTTGATTGTCACGAATGATGCGTGTGAACGAGTTACCGTTTAGAAGCATTGACACGAGAACCTGCTGAAAATGGTCGGTGCGAGACACACCGACTTCTGGCATATCCAACCATTCAGGTCGAGGACGGAACGGACGACGATCACCATCAACACGGATGAAAGTGTCAACAGGCAGAGTCGAAATAGAATCAGCAATCAAACGAACACACGCATACACGGTGCCAATCTTGAGAGAATCTTCCTGATTGATGACAACACCAGCGTTCGTGGTGAAAGCGAAAGTTTCACCGGCACCCCAAAGAGACTGGTACGAGACCGCACGCTCTTCGGTGCTTCGTGAAAATAATCTTGACAACATCAGGTTCTAGCCACTTTCTTTGACCGTTCAAAAGCAAACGTGAATGTCAGCACAGAAAGTCCTACAAAGATTAGCCCAAACGGAACAGACAAAATGAAGATGCCACAAGCAATCAACAAAACTCCCAACAACTCTGCAAAGATAATCATCGTCACACTCCTAGACTACAAAGAAACCTGGCTCAGGTATAGCGTCAGTTTTTCGTGTCGCACGATCAACTGCCATCGCTAAGGCTATCGCAGCATCAATCTTCCGCTTCGACTTACCCTTCGACAAACGCCAACCCATATCGGTTGACCGTTGCGCAGCCGACATCACCTGATCGGTGAAGACTGGATCACCATTGTGGGCGAGACGGCCGTTCACGATGTACTCATACAACGTGCCACACGCAGGAACCATCCGAGAAGTTGACTGACTGAACTCAACCATCGTGAAACCTTCATCGCTCATCGCCTCAGCAGAACGCTGAAAGAACGCTGGGTCATAAGCAAACTCCTGCACAGTGAACTGCGAACCAAGGTCACGAATGTGTTGCTCAACCGCAGACACATCCATGATGCCATCCTGCGGATACCAAATCTTTGCGCGAGTCACAACCCGACCAGACTCCTGCAACTGCGCCACCACGACAGCAATCGAGTCATGCTTCAACGCCATGTCAATCCCAACGAACACAGGCACAGTCGGGTTAAGTTCGTCGTCGCTTCGACACAACTCCCAGGCTCCTTTTGGTAGCCAACTCTCGCCATCTGTGCGAACCCACTGGTTCAGACGGTACCGACGCATCGCAGTTTCAGCCGTTTGCATCATAGAAATTTCCATGTCTTCGATGTCGAGAAGTCCTTCAGCAAGGTTCGGATTAGCAATCGCCCACGCATCACGGTCAGATATCTCACAATCCGCTGGTGCTTCCCACCACCAAAAACCGAAACGCTCATCTTGTTTTGTACCAGCAACAATCTCTTTGCCGTAGTTGTAAAGACGACCGCAAACAGTGTCCAAGTCAAACCCTGCTGTCGTGATGGCAACAATGTTCGGATCCTTACGCGCACCAGAACCCAACGTGAGCGCATCAAATAAATCATCGTTCGGCTGGACATGCAACTCATCAAACACAACCGTCGAAGGATTCAGACCTTGCTGAAGTTTCGCGTCACTCGACAACACACGATAGATCGCACCAGTCGAAGGAACCTCAACCACATCCCGATACACCTTGCACACACCCGACAACGCAGGCGACTGGCTGATCTGCCACTTCGCCTCATTGAAAACAACTCGTGCCTGTTGTCTGTCACCAGCTGCCGAATACACCTCAGCACCAGGCTCGCCTTCAATCAAACCCACCAACGCAATCACAGTCCCAAGAAGAGACTTGCCATTCTTGCGAGCCAACCCGATCAGACTTCTACGGTAACGAAGCAGACCATCATCGCGTCGCTCGTAAAGAGAAGTCAACAACTCCTGCTGCCAAGAAGTCAAAATCAAAGGTTGACCAGCACGCACACCCTTTGAGACGTGCATGAAAGTTTTAGCGAAATCAATAACAGACTTACCGTCGTTAGTTGGGTACAACCTCTGCGTCGACCACGTTGGACTTCCGCTGACGATATGCGTCAAGCTCATTAGCAACCCTGATTTCTGCAAGACCCAGTCTTGCTCTGTCGCTCGGCGTGAACCCAAGCAAACTTAGCCACGCTGTGTTCTGCGCATCCATCTGCTCGATCTGCTTCACAGCAGGATGAGTGACAACCTGACCGTTCGGCGACGTGTACCAACGATTCGTGACATCCGTTCCCAACCAATTTTCTAGTTCGTAAATTTTGTCGAAGTTGCGACACAACCGATTCATCAACGGAGCGTCGTGCAACTCGGAAAGATGACGACGACCACCAGTCCACAACACCGTCCAATAATCTTGACCGACCAGACCAAGATTCGTTGGCATCTTTGGCACAACCGACATGTCGACCAATG